GAATCGCGACCAGCGCGCGCAACTACTCGACCGGCAGCATGGGCGTGCTCATGGTGCTCAAGAGGGTGGAGGGCTTGCGATGACCGCCGCCTTCGGTCTTGCCGTCGCGGCGCAGCGACTGTCTCTCTACCGATACGCGTTGAACCTCACCCGCAATCGCGACGATGCGGAAGACCTGGTGCAGGAGACGATGTGCCGGGCTCTGCGTTACGAGCACCTGTTCGAGCCCGGCACAAACCTCATTGCTTGGCTCAACACCATCATGCGCAACGAACGCTTCGACGTCGCGCGCCGGCCTAAGCTCTTTGTGCCGGATGACGATGGTGCGCGCACCGACGCGATGCCGTCGAATGACGACACCTCAGCAGCCTTTGAGGCGAGGGACGCGCTCTCGCACCTTGGAGACCTGTCGGAGAAGTACAGCCGCGCGCTGACGATGTGCGCCGACGGCCTGTCGACCGCTGATATAGCAGACCGCGAAGGCGTGCCCGAGGGGACCGTCAAGAGCCGCCTCCACCGCGCCAGGCTGGCATTCGCCGATCTGATCGGAGGCACACCATGACGCCAGTCAAGCAGTCCAAGCTCTATCTTCCCGACGGCATCCACAACGGCAACTGCTATGCGGCAGCCATAGCCTCGCTGCTCGACCTTCCGCTGTGGATGGTTCCGCCTTGGGAGGATATGTTCGGCAGAGGCGAATGGAAGGTCCGCACCGACGAGTGGCTGGCGAGGATATTCCGCCTCAAGCTCGTGAAGACCAAGGGGCACGACATCGAGGCGATGCCCGAGTTCTACATCGCCAACGGCCTGAGTCCGCGTGACGTCTACCACTCCGTGATCTTCAGCAAAGGCGTGCTGGTGCACGATCCTCATCCGAGCGATGCAGGAATCGCCGAAGTCGAGTGGACATGGCACCTCGAAAGCGCAGATGCCTGAAATCTCCGCCTCGAAATACGTCGTGCAGGCGCATCGGGACATCTGGCACAGGCCGGAGCGGAAGAAGAAGTGCGTCCGTTGCGGCGAGAGCAAGCCGCTGGGCGAGTTCTACGTCTATGGCTACACAACAAGGCAGAGCAAGCCGGGTACGCGCTATGAGAGCCGCTGCAAGCCGTGCGCTCAGGAGCGGCGCCGCGAGGATTATATCAAGCACGCGCGGCGTGAAGAGAAGAACAGGCGAGACTGGCGTCGGCGTAACGTCGACCATGTGAAGCGCTACAATGAAGAGCGCCAGAAGCTGGACGAGGTGAAGGCGCGCAAGGCCCTCAACCAGCGCCTCCGCAAAGCACGGATGCGCGCGCAGGCCGGCGACAACGCCGAAATCCGGGCGATCTATGCCGAAGCCATGCGAATCCAGAAGATCATCGCCTGTTGCCCAGTCTTTGATTTGCCTGAACTCGGCAAGAAAATGCACGTCGACCATGTGAGGCCACTGGCGCGCGGCGGCAAGCACGAGGCCAGCAACCTGCAAATCCTTCCGATCGGCATCAACATGCGTAAGGGCACCAAATGCCCGAGATAAGCCCGTCCAAATATGTGGTGCAAGCCGGTTGGAACGACATCCCTCATCTTTCGGAGCAGGCCAAATCTGAACTGCTCGCCGCCACGCCGCCGTGGCTGCGTGATGCGCGTGCCAAGGGAGAACCATCCATGGGCGCCGGCGCCATCTATCCGATCCCGCTCTCCGACATCGAGGTCGATCCGTTCCCGATCGGCAGATTCTGGAAGCGCGGCTATGCGCTCGACGTCGGCTGGAACCGCACGGCAGCCCTTTGGGGGGCGCAAGACCCGTCGACCGGTGTGATTTATGGCTACGCCGAACACTACCAGGGCCAGCAGCTTCCGATCGTGCACGCGGCCGCCATTCGAGCGCGCGGCGAGTGGATTCGGGGCTGCATCGATCCTGCCGCGCGTGGCCGCGCCCAACGCGATGGCGAAAGGCTGATGAGCGAATACACAGGTGAAACCTGCAGGCTACATCTCATTCGAGCTAACAACGAAGTCAACACCGGCTTGGAGCAGGTGTGGCAGGCGCTGGCAACCGGGCGCTTCAAGATCTTTAGCACGCTTCAGCATTTCAAGATGGAGTATCGCGTATACCGCCGGGACGAGCACGGAGCCGTCGTGAAGAAGAACGACCATCTGATGGATGATCTTCGCTACCTGTGGATGAACTGGGACAAGGTGGCCTCGCTGCCGTCGGCCGGGCCCACCGCGACCGCCTTCCGTGCAGCAGACAGCCGGGCAGGGATGTAGATGGCCGAGCCTTACGCCTACCAGTCGCAGCCCGTGCAGGCCGACCCACAGCCGCAGAACACCACGCAGTTCCAGGATGAACGCGCCGCGATGGGCGGCGAGCGGATCGCGCAGGCCATGCGTTCCGTCGTCGGCGAACTGCAGGCGGAGGCGAACCGCCGCGTCGGTCTGCGCCAGGCGATCGAGAACCGCTGGATCGAAGACCTCGAGCAATACCACTCCCGCTACGACAACGAGACCGAGAAGAACCTCGTCGCCGAGGAGCGCTCGCGGCTGTTCATCAACCTGACGCGGCCCAAGACCAACGCCATGGGCGCGCGCTTCAAGGATCTGCTCTTCCCCACCGACGAGAAGAACTGGGGCATCCAGCCGACGCCGGTGCCGAGGATGACCGAGCAAGCCGAGAAGGCAGCGGCGCAGGCGCGCGAACTCGAACAGCAGGCAATCCAGGCACAGCAGCAGGCCGCCGCAGAGCCGCAACAGGCGCCGGCAGACGCTGCGCAGGGCCAGCAGCCACCGCAACAGCCGCCTTCGGCAACACAGCAGCAGGCCGCAGCCCTGAAACAGCAGGCCGACACAGCCAAGGCCGCATGGGCGCAGCTCAACGCCGTGCTCGAGGAAGGCCGCCGCCGGTCGAACCTCATGGCCGAGACCATGGACGACCAGCTGACCGAATGCGGCTACCAGATGATCAAGCGCGATCAGATAGACTGGGCCATGAAGATCGGTACCGGTGTCACCAAGGGACCGATCACTGGCGACCGCATGCGCCGCGGCTGGAAGCAGCAGCCGGTCAAAGGGCCGGACGGCCAGCCGGTCGTCGATCCCGTCACCGGCCAGCCCAAGGTCGACGGGCCGCATTATCTCGACATGGCCGAGGGCGACCAGCCGGGCTTCCGCCTCGTCGACCCGTGGGGTTTCTTCCCCGACATGGATGTCGCCCGCATAGAGGACGGCAATGGCGTCTTCGAACGCCACCTGATGAACCCCAAGAAGCTCAGGGAATTGCAGAAGCTGCCGGCCTTCGATGTCGACGCGCTGCGCCGCCTGCTCGCCTCGAAGCCGATCACCAGTGCGCCGGCCTACATCTCCCAGTTGCGCAACATCCGCGGCGAATCTCAGGACATCTCCGGCCCGATCTACCATGTGTGGGAATACAATGGCCCGCTCGAGCCCGATCAGATGCGGCTGCTCTCGCTGGCGATGAACAACGAGGTCGCCTACAACGCCGTCGCCCAGGTCGATCCGCTGACCCAGGTCAACGCCTGCGTCTGGTTCTGCGACAATGAGGTGCTGAAATTCGCGCTCTACCCCTACGATTCGGGCGAGAGCATGTATTCGGTCTTCAACCTGGTGAAGGACGAGGCAAGCGTCTTCGGCTACGGCATGCCGGCGATCCTGCGCGATCTGCAGGCCGCCTTCAATGCCGCATGGCGTACCATGATGGACAATGCCGGGCTGTCGTCTGGGCCGCAAATTGTCATCGACACAACGACGATCGAGCCAGCCGACGGCGACTACAAGATCAGAGCGCGCAAAATTTGGAAGGCCACCAAGGGCATCACCAAGGAAAACCCGCCTTTCCAGATTTTCCAGATCCAGAACAACCAGGCCGAGCTGATGAACATCATCGTGCTGGCCGAGCGGTTGACCGATCTGGTCTCGACCATCCCGCAGATGGCGCAGGGCGAAGTCGGCGACGTGCCGAAAAACACGCCGTTCGGCACCACCGTGCTCGCCATGAACAACGCCAACGTCGTCTTCCGCGACGGCATCAAGAATTTCGACGACGACGTGACCGTGCCCGACCTTCGGCGCCTTTATGACTGGAACATGCAGTTCAACCCGAAGGAAGAGATCAAGGGCGACTACGACGTCAAGGCGACCGGCTCCTCGGTACTTCTGGTGCGCGAACTGCAGGCGCAGAGCCTGATGGCGATCGCCATGAACTTCGGCGGCCACCCGGTCTACGGCCCGATGCTGAAGAACCGCGACCTGCTCAGGAAGATATTCCAGGCGCACATGATCCCGGCCGACGAGGTGATGCTGTCGGACGAACAGATCGACGCCGTGCTGGCGATCACCGCCGCGCAGGCCGAGAAGGATGCCAAGGACGGCGCCAAGGTCGACAATTCGAAGGAGCTTGCTCAAATCCAGATGCAGCTCGAGCAGATGAAGCTCGAAGGCGAGATGCAACTCGCCAACATGAAGCACGACTATGACCTGCGCATCGAGAAGATGCGCCGCGACACGGCCATGATGGAACTCGCCGGCAAGAGCAACATCGACCTCGAGAAGATCAGG